AAGAACGGCAAGTTGTGGGAACAGATAAACGATCAACTGCGTGATTTATGGCTTGAGTTCTGGCGCCGGCCTGAAGTGACGGGGGAGGTCCCCGGCAATGAGGTTGAGCGGCTGCTGGTCAGGTCATGGTTGCGTGATGGCGAGGTTTTAACCCATCACGTCATGGGTACAGGCCCGGCCATCCAACACAATTCGCGGGTGCCGTATTCGCTGGAACTCCTCGAGGCTGATTATTTGCCGATGGATTTTAACGGCGACAGGATTGTTAATGGTGTTGAGAAAAACACCTGGGGTCGGCCACTGGCTTATCATCTATATAAAGAACATCCTGGCAATACCATTGTGCCATTCAATGCCACGACGTTTGAGACAAAGCGTGTATCGGCTGATTTCATCACGCATCTGAAATTTGTACGGCGACTGCGACAGACTCGAGGTGTCCCGATCATTCACGGCATTATTAACCGTATGGATGACATCAAGGATTATTCAGAGTCGGAACGTATAAAGGCCCGAGTCAACGCAGCGTTCACTAGCTACATTCGGCGCACAGCCGACTATCAAGGCGACGTTGACGATAACGGCAATATTCCCTTTGAAATGCAAAGCGGGATGGTTTTCGACGGACTCAAGGTTGGTGAAGAATTGGGTAGCGTTGGTACGGATACGCCTAACCCTAATCTGGGACCGTTCATCAGTGAAATGATGCGTGCTGCTGCCAGTGGTACAGGGACCAGTTATTCGTCGATCAGTAAACACTACGATGGTAATTATTCCAGTCAACGGCAGGAACTTGTAGAGGCTCGTGAAGGATATAGAAAGTTGTTGAGTTTCTTCATTGGTGTGCAGATGCAACCGGTATGGGAACATTTTGTGGATATGGCAGTGACGGCCAACCTGTTGTCGTTGCCTGCCGGTATCACGTTGCCGCAGTTATATGCATCTGTTGATATGCGAGGCCCGTCTGTGGACTGGATCGATCCTAAGAAAGAATCAGAGGCTGCCGTTATCGATGTACAGAACGGCTTTAAGTCCAGGCCACAGGTCATCCGTGAACGCAACGGAAACCCGCGGTTGGTGGACACTGAAATAGCAGCCGATACATTTGAACCAATAACGCAGCCGGCACCATTGGAAGAAACTGAACCGGAAGAAACAGATCAGCCGGATGAAACCGAAACAGAGGCAGCATAATGGAAATTATGAAAGGTAAGAGTTTTCAATTGGGGTGTAACGCAACAATTGAACGCGAACATATTAACCAGTCAACGAAGTCAGTTCCGATTGCCATCAGTTCAGAATCCCCCGTCAAAGACTGGTGGGGTACGAATACACTGATACACAGCAATAAAGCTGTAGACCTTTCACGCGGGGCTGAAAATGGGTTCCCGCTGCTGTGGGCGCATGGTGACGACATGCTGGGTCGTGTGCGTGATATCAAGATTGGTAAAGATAAGGTTTTGCGTGGTACAGCGTATTTCGGAAACGGCAGTATTGCCCAGGAAAAGTGGCAAGACGTTGAGGACGGTGTTTTGACCGATATCAGCGTTGGCGGGTCGTTCTTGGAAGAACCCGTGCAGCAAGACGATGGAACATACATTACCAATAAATGGATGGTGAACGAAGTTTCGTTTGTCCCTGTCCCAGCAGATCAACGCGCTGGGGTACATAGGGATGGTGGAAGTAATGGCCAACCGGCCAATTTAAATCGCAACAATATAGGAGTGGGCACTATGCCTGACCAAACTGAGAATGGCGGCGGTAGTGCCGCAGAAGATAAGTCTGACGACATCAACGTTGCAGACTTTACCATTTCCCGCCGTCAGATCGAGGCAAAAGGGAAGAAGATGGGCACCAAGATCGAACGTGCACGAATCAGCGGTATCCGTACCGTGTTTGCACTGCACATCGAAAGGGGCCAGGAATATCAGGACTTGATGAATGAGTGTATCGACAAAGGAATTTCCATTGATCGTGCCAAAGATGTTTTGCTGGATATGATCGGCGGTGAGAATCCCGAATCGATTACAACCGACTATGTGCAGCGTGAGGACACCGGTTCTCTGGATGCTGTCAGCCTGAAGCATGTTACGCGCAAGAGTGGTGTACAGAATTCAGCCGGTAATGATGTGATGGACAAGTTTCTTGAAGGCGCATCGAATTCGCTCTTAGCTAAAGGCGGTATCGAACGCGATCAGGAAAAACTCAAGGTAATGCGTGGCAATGAGTTCTTTGCCATGAGTATGCCTGAACTGGCGCGTGAGTATCTGCGCATTAGTGGTGCTAATGTTTCTGGCATTCATGACAAGCGCAATCTGATTGGTGAAGCTATCACTCGTGCCGGTGTAATCAGCCACAGCACCAGCGATTTTGCTAACCTGCTTGAGAACGTGGCCAGCAAGTCGCTGCTCCAAGGTTTTGAAGAGGCGCCGGAGTCATGGTCTTCATGGTGCCGTGTTGGAAACCTGCCTGACTTCCGTACTTCCAGTCGTCCAAATATGTCTACATTCGGTGATCTGGATGTCGTTTATGAAAATGGCGAATACAAGTATGGGTCATTCAGCGACCTGAAAGAAACGTTGACTTTACTCACATACGGTAAGCTGTTCAACATCAGCAGGCAAGCCCTGATAAATGATGATCTTGGATCTTTCACGCGGATACCTGCTTCTATGGGTAGAGCTGCCAACCGGAAGATCGGTGATTTGGCTTATGGTGTTCTGACGACGAATGCTGCATTGAATCAGGATTCTACTGCACTGTTTGATGTAAGCGATCATGCCAACTACGTAACATCTGGTGCTGCACCAAGCGTTTCGACAATTGAAACCGGCATGACTGCAATGGCTCTGCAAACTGATCCGACTGGTAATGTGCTTAATATTCAACCTGCACATCTGATTGTTCCGGTTGCTCTGAAAGGCACAGCTATGACTTTGATGGCTGCTCAATATGATCCAGCCGGAACTGCCGGAACGCTTACCCCGAATACTGTGCAGGGTGCGATGGATGTAATCGCTGATGCCAGACTGGATACAGCTAATTCGTCAGGATGGTATCTGGCAGCTAATGCCAACATGCACGATACCGTTGAGATCGGATTTCTGGATGGCAACCAGACGCCTTTCCTGGAAAGCCAGGACGGTTGGAAGCAGGACGGTGTGGAATACAAAGTCCGCATTGATGCTGCCGCCGGCGCCATGGATTTCCGTGGTTTGTTCTATAACGATGGTGTGACCTAAACCCTGGCTTGATTCAAGTCAAAACACAGCCCGTCGAAAGGCGGGTTTTTTAATTAAGAGGAAAAGATTATGGCTACAAATCAAGATCAGGGCACTGATGTCGTTGACTATACGGCAGGTGCTACTATTTCGAGTGGTGATCCTATTGTGCTTGGTACCACAGCAGGCGGCCCGGTAAGTGTCGGTATTGCATTGGTGGATATGGTGAGCGGGGATGTCGGTGCTGTGGCAATTCGCGGAACATTCAATATTACCAAAGCAACCGGTGCGGTTATTGTTCAGGGTGAATCTGTTAACTGGGATGCATCAGAGTCGGATATTGATGATAATGCTGCGACTGCCGCAACAGGTGATGTTGAGGATTTCGGCATTGCTATGGAGTCTGCCGGTAGTGGTGTTCTTGTCTGCGCAGTACAACTGCTTCCTGGCAATGGACTGCTGAAAGCATAACCCATCAATAAGAGGGTAACGGCGGCTTTCGGGCCGCCTATTTACTATGGTTAGAACTGTTGACCCGATTACAGAATGCCAATATACCGATGGTGCACAGCATGTTTTCGGTGCGCCGGAATCAACTCCGGCGTTATCAGTTCCTGCCGATTTAGTTACTAACTATCGTGGCCTCAATAAATTCGGTCGGACAACCGATGCAGACTCCGGCACGTTAACGGATGTATGGGATGGCGCCAACTCGACAACATCACAACCGATATGGTTAGCGCCGACAGCGGCGCGTATTCATGCTGTCGTATCGACTAATGCCGCAGATGCGGGGCCGTCCGGGAATGGTGCGCATAGCGTTCAGGTTTATGGTCTTAAAACATGGTCATCCGCCGAAACATCAGAGTCTGTAACGCTGGATGGTGATACGCCGGTAAACACGGGAACCAGCTACGTTATTATTCATCGGGTAAAGGTTACGTCGTTCGGGTCAAGTGGTCCGAATGTCGGCACGATAAGCGTAACTGCTGCAACTAACAGCACGCTGACTGCTCAGATTAATCCTGCCGAAGGGCAAACACAGATGGCGGTTTATGGTATTCCGTCAGGGCAGTCATTGTTTATGACGCAGTACTATGGATCACTTAACAAGGCGGTAAAGAATGCCGGTGCTGACTTTAGAGTTGTGGTTAACCCGATACCTGACGAAGAACCTGCCGGGTTTTTAGTTAAGCACACCAAGGGGTCAGTCAGCGAAGGATCGGGGTCGATAGGTCATAAATTTGACCCGTATTTTCGGGTCGATGGGCCTGCAATCATCAAACTACAAATAACAACGGACACTGCGAATTCTGCTGCTGACGGTGGCTTTGATGGATATATTAAAGAATCATGACAATTTTCGATGACATGGCGGATTCCATATTCACGGATGATAACTTTTCGTCAGTGGCTACTTATATGATGGGTAGCGGAACGACATCGAGTGTGCGCGTTGTAGTCGATAAAGATGTGGATACACTGGTCATGGGTGAATCAGAGTTGACGGACAGACGAACAGTGATAGGTATACGCAAGTCTGATATTCCAACACCCTATCCTGGGGAGACAATCACAGTAGGTTCTACTATATACACGATTGACAATGTTATTGCTGATGACGGTATCGAAGTGCAGGTGTCTGTGAAATGAGTACGATTGTCAAAGAGGCGATGGATGAGATTATTTCGCGTCTTGAGGCTATTACTGTATCGAGTGGATATAACACCGATTCGGGTGATCAGGTCTATGCCGGCATTCGTGTCTTTCAAGATGATGTGTCCTTCCCGGTTATTACCGTATTCACAGGGTCGGAGTTTGTCGAAAAATTAACATACAACAGCTATAGATCCGACCGCACAATAAATGTTGAATGCTATGTTAAGGATGAAATCACGCCAACTATTAGCCTTGAACAACTTATTGAAGATGTTCAGCAGGCTATGGAACAGGCCGATATATCACTAGGCGGCATAGTGGAAGTGCTCGACTATACGGGCATCGAAGAGATCGAGTTACCCGATGGTGGCAGTAATATCGCCGGGGTCAGAATCACATATTTAATTACATACCAGCGTCAATACGGCGATTAAAGAGGACATACAATGGCACAGGCAAGAGGTACACAAGCGGCGTTTACGTTGGTCGAGGAAGCCACGTACGGCACGACACCTGGGACACCAGCAGGTCAAAAGCTATACCTGACCGCGAACAACATCCAGGCTACGCAAAACCTGATTGACAGCAATACGCTGCAAGCTAATCGGGAACGTGACGCACCCATTGCAGGCAATATTTCTGTAGCGGGGTCCCTTGATTTTGAACTTGGTGCCGAGTGGGGCGGTACGCTATTCAAACACATCATGGGCAATAATACTGATTCGGGTTCTGATCCTTATACGCATACCATGGACTTGCAGGACGACTTACCGGCGGGGTTCATGGTTGAAACTGATTTCGGTTCCAATATCAGTGGTGACAGATATCGTTATTTCAACGGCCTGCGAGTAGCCAGTGCTACGTTTAATTTCCCTGCCGAAGGATTCTGCACAGGTTCGGTAAATGTTATCGGGTCTAATGAATCGGCGGACAGTTCGCCTTTAGATGCCAGTGTTGATGACGAAGGCAATACCCCATTTTCTTCTTTCCTGGCTACTATCGAGGAAGGCGGTGGGTCTATTGCTACAGTCCAGTCTGCAACCATCAACCTGGATAACGGCCTCGATGAAAGCAGTTATGTCATCGGCAATTTAGGTGTCCGCACAGCATTACCTGAAGGATTCGCTACTGTAACAGGATCCATTACTGCGCAGTTTGACAGTGTGACCTTGCTAGATAAGGCCATCAACTCAACAGAATCCAGTCTCAAGATCATGCTGACTCGAGGCGATGGTCTGGGTTCTGCTGGTAATGAGTATATGGAATTCTTCGTCCAGCAGTTGTTATATGAGCGCACCACCCCAGCAGTAACGGGTCCGGCTGGTGTGATCGTTACGCTGCCGTTTAAATCATATCTGAGCGGGTCAACTAGCGCATTGCAGGTGGTCATTAAGAATGCTGTAGCGACGGCCTGATGTTCCGTTATGCTAAACAACGAAAGGTCCTCTGGCCTGTTACTATCAACGCACCATCAGAGGATGGCAGCGGGACGATAGAAAGCGCAGAGATCAAACTGCTGTATGAGCTGATGCGACGGTCTGAAGCTGTCGAGATCGAGAACGACATCGACAAAGCACAGCAGGTCTTACCCTCAAAAATCCATGGATGGGAAGGCGTGGCCGATGAAGATGGTGAGGATATACCGTTTTCATCTGATGCGCTGGCCGCTTTGTTAGATGTGCCATATATAGAGCGTGCATTTGCTATTGGTCTGATCCAGGCATCCAACGGCGCACCAGCAAAAAACTCGAAAGCTGGGTCCGGTACATAACCTCAGCAGATGGGTTCGGGCCTGGCTACTGTGACTTCTGCAAGAAGAGTCGTAAATCGACAGAGGTCTGTCCAGACTGCCCGGCGCCTCGGCTACTTGATGAAAATACAGAAGCCGTCGCGCTGTTCCTGGCAGTTCAGACCCAGTGGCGAGTATCGGGGATGGGTCAGAGGATTGGATTGGACTACGCAGGTATAGATGCGTTCTGTCGAATCAACAGCCTTGATGTAGATCAAGAGACCTTTGGCAAGTTACAGCTATTAGAACGCACAATGTTAACGGTGGATAGAGAGCAACATGCCAGCAAAAACTGATGTTCTGCGAGTTCGATTAGTTGCCGATGGTGCCGGTAAGGTTCGTGCCGAGATGCTGGGCGTGGACGACAGCTTTAGGAAGGTAGGCAAAAGCAGTGGTATCTTGTCCAGTGGTATTTCTAGGCTGTCTGGTCTGTTGGGTGTGTTGTCGGTTGGTGCGTTTGCGGCGGCTGTTAAAGGATCATTATCGTTTGCTGACTCTATTGATAAAGCTGCTAAGGCTGCCGCAGTCAGCACCGAGTTTTTGCAGGAGATGCGCTTTGCCGGCGAACAAGTAGGCATTACAAATAGACAGGTTGACGAAGGATTTCGGCGGATGACCCGCCGTATGGGCGAGTTTGTTAAATCGGGCGGAGGCCCGGCAGCAAAGGCAATAGAACAGCTAGGCGTAAACGTTAAGGATGTTAACAATGCGTTCATAGGGACGGAACGGACATTCGAGCGGTTTGCAGAAGAAATGCAGGGCCTGGCATCCGATGCCGAGCGGTCAGCTTTCGCAGCGCAGATATTCGGTGATGATGTCGGGCCTAAGATGGCGTTGCTTGTCAATGAAGGCGTTGATGCTATTTCAATATTGAGACAGGAGGCACGTGATTTAGGCGTAGTCTTATCTGATGACCTGATTGAACAATCTGTACAAGCACAGGATTCAATCAGTAAATTATCGAATGTTCTTAAAGTTCAGTTTAATGCGGCATTGTTGGAACTGGGCCCTCTTATAATAGAAGCAACAGACGGATTAATTCAACTCACTAAAGCGGCTCGTGATCTTTTCGGTATCGGGTTGACGCCACTGAGAGCTTATACAAAAGAGATCGAAAGATTAGAAGATAAGGCAGCGGGATTACGGCAGAAGATTGAAAGTCCGCTATCTGGATTTTTCGGCACGAGGGATTCATTAAGGGCTGAGTTAGAAGTAACAGAGAATTCCATATTAAGTATTCAACAGGC